ATGCCCAAATCATCCAAAAAAATTGCAACGGCTGAAACAATCGCTGACAGCTACGAATGGTCTAAAGATGGAACAGTTGTTGCGAACGCTCAGACTATCACAGTTGATGCCATCGGAGTTTCGGATAAGGCAGTTTATAGCTTTAAAGCAACGGTTGCGGGCAAAGTAGTCGCAAGTCAGTCGGTCACTATCACTAATGTTAATGATGGAACTAGCCCGATTAATCTAGTTATTGAATCTTCTAATGGCTATCAATTTAAAAATAATATCATTAATACAACTTTTACAGCAAAACTTTATCAAGACAATAAAGAGATTGATAAAGATGGCACTAAATATGCGTACGTATGGTCTAAAATCAACTCTGATGGAACAGTAGATACCGCTTGGAATCTTGCTCATCAAACAAGTCAGAAATCAATTACAATCACAAATAGTGATGTTTGGCAGAGAGCTACATTTGATTGCATTGCCGAACCACTTTATTAATAGGAGGAATAAAATATGTCAATTGTCTCAAGTGGTCAAATCACAATCACCGATTTATCAGATGGAATGCAACTTAATGCTTTCATCACAGCGAGCGGAGTTACCACGCAAACTTATGATGCGACAGCTCAAACATGGTCGCCAAGTTATGCGACTACTCCACAAGTTTTAACGCTCAACCTTACTAAAGCAGGTAGTACATCTTCTGTAATTGGTGGAGTTTCAGGAAAATTACTTGGACACGTACTGATGGAACGACAACCAATATTATTACATCAATTACTTCTACCGAGACTCAATATATGAGTGGAACTACAAATAGCGTGTTGACAACAAAAGTCAATGTCCCAATTGCTAACTCAGCATCACGATTCACTGCTTCTGGATTATGGGTTGACCCTAATACAGGTTTAAATGTTCCGTTCTCAGCTGTTTTAGATTTAACTGTTGTACAACTTGCTAAATCAGCTGTTCTTGCGAATGTTTATACTGGAAATGGTGGAGCGTTCTATAATTCTAAGCCTGCAAGCTTAACAGTTAATGCTGATTTATATAAAGGTGGGACTTTATCACAGGGAAACAAAGAAATATTCTTCGGTTATGCAGATAGTACAGTAACAACAACTGGTTCAACTGGTTATAACTCAAATCTTGGATTAGGTTGGCATTTATGTACTTCATCTACAACTGGTCAAACACCAAATGTAACTGCTGGTACAAATACAACTTCTCAAGGAATATTAACAGTTATACCAACAGCAGTTGTAAATGCTCAAACTTTCAAGGCAGTAATCATTGACCAAGCAGGTGGTACAGCAGGTACAGCAGTTAGTGGAATTGTTACTCTTCTTGATTACACAGACCCATTAACTTGTACGATTGAGAGCACAGCAGGTAGCATTTTTAAAAATGGTTCTGGTACAACAACACTTACTTGCCGAGTATTTCAATCTGGTGCTGAAATTGATACATCTGGAAAAACCTATACTTATAAATGGTCTCAACGTGACCAATACGGCTTATTAAATGCTAATTTTGGCGGTTTAGGAGAACAATACAAAATTGGTAAAGCAATTAGTGTTAATGCGAATGAAGTCAATATCAAAGCTCAATATATATGTGAGGTGAATAAATAATGAAAAGTACATTTTATGCCAATATCGAACTTGGGGAGAAATCACACAAGTTATCTTTGAATCAACAAGTGCAAGTGATGTGATTGAACAAATCTGGCGGACTTACGGTATCTCCACTCCAATTATTGAAATTTGGGCGGAGGTGACTGATGAAGATAGTAGCAAGCAATAGCCTCACCGTAAGTAACGTTAATGATGGAACAATAACTCACACCGCCTACGCTTATAGTTCGGACGGAACGGACAGATTCACAACTACTTATCCTAGATTTAACTTGTTAGACGGCACTAAAGACTTTAGTGGAGATTGGACAAATTCAAGTAGTTGGGAAAACGATGGAACGTATAAAGGCTTAACTGTTAAGAAAAAAACAGTTGCTTGGAGTGGTATTTATAAAATATTTACAGCTCCTAAAGACGGAGTTTACACCTTTTCAGCTTATGTTAAAGGTTTAGGAAGTTCGGCAAATGTAACTAGATTTGTTGAAATTTGGGACATTCACGGAAAGAAAAATGGACATCGAACAGCAATGCGTTAATGGGAAATAACTTTGATTGGTTGAGAGACTCCTATACGGAAACTTTAAAAACTGGTGATACTGTTTGGAGTAGATACGAAATAACAGGTTCTGGAGCAGATTCAATTTTATGGACTGCTGGTCATAAGTGGGAACAAGGTTCAACCGCCACTCCATACATGCCATCGGCCAGCGAAGCCACAACCGCTGACTATCCGAGCTACATCGGTCAGTACACAGACTTTACGCAAGCTGACAGCACCAAATCAACTGATTATACTTGGAGTCTGATACGAGGGAATGACGGAAAAGATGGAGCGACAGGTAAAAATGGTGTTGCTGGTAAAGATGGCGTTGGTATCAAAACCACTGTTATCACTTATGCTATTTCAACAAGCGGAACGATAGCACCAAACACTGGCTGGACAAGTTCTGTTCCCAGTCTTGTAAAAGGTCAGTATCTCTGGACGAAAACAGTATGGACATACACGGACAACTCATCTGAAACAGGTTACTCAGTAACTTATATTGCAAAAGACGGAAATAACGGTAATGACGGAATTGCAGGTAAAGATGGCGTTGGTATCAAAACTACGACCATTACATACGCAGGCTCAACAAGCGGAACAACGGCACCGACTAGTGGTTGGACTTCCACAGTTCCGAAAGTTGAAGCAGGTAATTATCTATGGACTAAGACTGTTTGGGATTATACGGATAATACCAGTGAAACAGGTTATTCAGTTGCGATGATGGGTGTTAAAGGCGATAAGGGAGACCAAGGTATTCAAGGTATTCAAGGTGTTGATGGAAGTAATGGTCATCCGGGTAAAATCGTTTCCGATACTGAGCCAAGCACTCGATTCAAAGGATTGACTTGGAAATATTCAGGACCCTCTGACCTTACAGCTAGTGATGGAACAGTTATCCATCCTAATACTGAGTACTACTACAATGGCACTCGCTGGATGATTAACTATTTAAGTGCGAATAATCTTGAAGCTAACTCAATAACCGCTGACTTAATTGATGCAAAAAATTTAAAAATTACTGATGGTGAGTTTGTCCGCACCATCATCGACGGTCCAGTTCAAATCAAGACAGAAATCAAAGATGATTATCTTATGATTAATAAAATGGATAACTCACACAATGAGAAACATACAATTGCACTTGAATCTGATTCGGGCTTGTCCATGACGTATCAGAATAGTGGTACAGGCGAATATACAAGTGCCGGCGTTAATTTCCAAGGTTTGTTTATGCAAAATAACATTACACATGAATTTGCACGCCTTACGCCTCAAGGCACGATGTTATCTAGTGATGTCCCTTGGACTGATATCCCTAGAGCGAGTGGAGTAGGGACATCTGGAACCTTACGTGCAAGAATAAATAACGGTATTTTTTATATACAGTCGAAAAACGTCACAATCCCTTCAATAGATCCCAATTTTGTTATAACAATTGGTACTCTGCCCAGTATATTTAGTGGTGTTTCTGGATTTGATGCATTAGGGTTACTATATTCGACAGGTTATCTTAACGTTGCGAGTGTCACAGTTGAAGATGGAAAAATAAGGATTGGTAATCCCAATTCAACGATCGTGAGTGGCAAGGTAATTCAGTTTTCAATAAATATTCCATTAGGATAAAGAATAGAAAGTAGGTGTTATGGAGGAGCAAGCATGGCGAGAAGTGCTCGAACGATTAGCTCGAATTGAAACAAAGTTGGATAACTATGAAATAGTCCGGGATAAAGCAGAACGAGCACTTTTAATAGCCCAATCAAACGCAAAACTTATAGAAAAAATGGAAGCCAATAATAAGTGGGCTTGGGGCTTTATGCTTACTCTTGCCATAACTATTATTGGATATATAATTACTAAAACACTTTAAAAGGAGTCCCAATGAGTTTAGATAATTTCAAAAAGCAAACTATTACATGGGATATGATTAACCAGGCATTTGAACAGCCCATTCAAATTATGGAGGGAGATGTCAATGCAAGAACGATACTTCTTAAGATAACTGATAATGGTTCTGTACTTGACTTAACAGGTTATTCAGTAAAATTAACCTATCAATATATGTATAAATCTCAATCAGGTTTTATTATGTTGACTCCTAATGATATATCCAAGGGAGAATTCACGCTTATAATTCCTACTGAGATGACAGTATCAGGATTAATAAAATCAAATTTAATACTTCTCAATGAAAGTTCAGAACAAGTTATTGTCAGTAAGAATTTAACATTTATATCAGATAATTCTACAGTTACAGATTTAGCTCAAGAAGTAAATAATAATATTGATGATTTTACAAAATTATTATTAGGAAAAATGCCACAAGTTTTGCGTAGTGAGTTGAATGATTTACAGGCTAAAACTGATTCAAATGCGAGCAATATTGAACTAAAAGCAAATTTAGCTGATATGACGAGCTTACAAAGTGCAATGACAGAGCTTAAAAATGAAGTAGAAGCATTTGGTATTAGTCCTGAAAATTTAGTTACTATAAAATCGCTATTAGAAGCAATTGCAAGAAATGCAAGTGAATCGGAAGTTGTTGAGCTAATAAATTCAGTAAAGGTTTTAACAAGTAACATTTCTCTGATGAGTAACGGAGATTACTCTCCTAAGGCTAATCAAACGGATTTAGAAAGTTTACAGCATACTGTTAATAATCAATCGGCGACTGTTTCAACAAAAGCCAATCAAACGGATTTGGATAACTTACAAGCAAAGGTAAATCAAGCTGAAACTGATGTCAAAACTGCAATATCAAAGGCTACCGAAGCGCAAGCGAACAGTTTACCACTTAATGGCAATGCGGTCAGCGCAAGCAAACTGGGAACAGCTAGAAAACTTGGGGTAAATCTTCAAACTTCGGCGTTTCAAAATTTTGATGGGACTGCTGATGTAACTAATATTGGGATTGTAGGGGCACTTCCTATTGCAAATGGAGGTACTGGTAATCCAAGCGCTTATGCTTATGGATTAAATTGTAATATTAATACAACTGATTTTAGTTCTGGAATGAAGATTTATACTAGAGCTGTCAACACAAATCAAGCTAATATGTTTATATTGCAATCTGTATGGGCTAAAAATGCACCGTCAGTTGGTGTGTATGTAGTAATTTGTAGCGTTACAAAGTATAATGCTAATGGAAATATGAGTATGACTGCTCTAGCAAATGGAACAATTTATACTGCGACAGTTCCTTATACTTATACTGAGCCAACTACAACTACTCAAGCCATTTATACTACTACAGCTACACCAAATTGGGTTAAAGTATTAGACACAAATGGAAAAGGCATTGACTATGCTCAAGCACACCCAGTTGGTTCAGTGGTCACAAATAACTCAAATTTGTCATCAGGGTATTCTACAGGCAAATGGGAAAATATCGGTTCAGCAGTAGTTGGTTCAATAACAATATATTATTGGCAACGCACTGCATAAAAATATAAAAAATAGGAGAAAAAACATGAAAACAATTGATAAAGGTACACTTACACGTACAGTTTTGCTTTGGTTAGCTATCATTAACCAAATTCTAACAGCATTGGGTATTAATCCATTGCCACTTGACGATAATACTGTTAGCACTGTAATTACAACAGTTTTTGCACTTTGGGCTTGGTGGAAGAATAATGACTTCACTCATGCAGCTAAAAAAGGAACTGAACTTACTAAAAGTTTAAAAAATGGAGATAGTGTTCAAGTAGTTAAGGCATCTGATTCTGACCATGAATTCACAGAAGGAGGCGAATAATGTCAAGTATTGAAAATATGATTGCTTGGATGCAAGCTCGAAAAGGTAAAGTTACTTATTCAATGACTTCACGTATGGGTCCAAACTCTTATGATTGTAGCTCTTCAGTGTTCTTTGCAATGATTGCTGGTGGCTTTCTGTCAGCAGGTTCAATGGGAAATACTGAAACCTTGTTTGGGATGTCAGGAACAAAACTGAAAGAAATTAGTCGAGGAGAAGTGCAACGTGGCGATATTTTCATTTCAGGCACTCCAGGAGGTTCTGCTGGCTCAGATGGACACACGGGTATTTTTCTAAGCAATGGTTCTTTCATTCACTGCTCTTATACTCACAATGGAATTGCGGTTGATACAAACGACGCTTATATGAGTACTCGATTGCCACATCATTTTTATCGAATTGTTGGTTCAGGTTCAGGAAACACTGACAACAACCCTCAAATGGTTACATTGAATGTTGATGGCCGGTTTGGTAATGCGACTGCTAAACGATTACAAGAATACTTTGATACAGCTGGTAAAGATGGAGTAATCAGTCACCAGTACAAACAAACCTTTAACCAAAATATTTATGCGGCTCAGTTCGATTCATCACTGACAGGTTCAAATGTGGTTAAAGCATTGCAAAGATTCTTAGGGATCGGACAAGACGGACTGTTTGGGCAAGGAACTATTAAAGCATTACAGAAACATCTTGGAACGACGCAAGACGGAACTATTAGCCCAGTATCTGATTCTGTTAGAGAATTACAACGTCGATTGAATGCGAATAAACTGTAG